TAATGATGCATTAATACCTTCTTTATATATATTATATGCTTCTTGTGGATTTATAGAATTTGGTTCAAATCTTACACGAGTAATCATACCTTCAAACCCGATTGAATTAGTACTATTAATATGTCCTAAATATATTTTTTTAGGTATATTAGATTCAGATGGATAATGTGAATTATATATATGGGGTAAAATAAAAGAATTACGTAACTTTCCATCTAAATATACATCTAAAATTTTATTATCAACACTTATTGTTAAACAATTCCATTTTTGAACAGAAACATTTTTTATTAAATATCTTGTATAACAATATGAAGAATCATTTTCCTGTGATTGAGGTAGTGTTTCTATATCAATTAGTAAATTATTATTATAATCATCTAAACATATATTTAAATTCTTATAAGGAGTAGTGCTTTGAAAAGACTTACATTCTTTTTGACTTATCCCTATTTGATCACTTCCTGTAAATACTGTTCTTGCATCAGATCTATTTGACATAAATAATATATTTTTTTCTTTTGATATTCTATTTTCCCAATCATCTATATAAAACCAAACACTAATCATAAAATTACTTGTATTATTATGTGGAAAATTATTAATAACATTTGCATTTGTAGTTAAAATTGAATTATTTGATACTAAACTATCTTGTGAAGCAGGAGTTTTAGCATCACACATTATATCATAAACAATATTAGTTGTAAAAAACATTTTTCCTAATATCCAAATAATTAATAAAATTAAAAAAATTATTAATATTACTTTAAATGCATCCATTTATATATAATATTTTATATTATTTTATAATTCAAATAGTTTAATCTTATTAATTTAATTTTATTAATTATTTTTTGTTAAATTATATAAAAATTCTATATTATTTACTTGTTTCGGTTGAGAAAAATAATATATATCTTTTATACCACCATGTATGCCATTTTTATTTAATTTATTTTTTATATCACCTATACTTATTTTTTCATTTCCATGAAAATCTGGTATATGTTTTTTAGATGCTACCAGTTTACCATCTATAAAAATATCTATTATATTGTTATCATAATTAATAATAAAATTTAACCATTTTTGATATTTTAAATTAAAGTTATTAAATTTAGGATCATTAGTTTTAAAAATTGTATCCACTTGATCATTTTCATTACGTAATGTTTTAGATCTAATTATTAATTGATTAGTTTTACCATTATATAAAATTATTGGTTTATTTGAATAATTAAAAAGAGTAGTTTCTTCATTATATGCAATACTTGTATTATTAGGTTGAGGATTTAAATATAAATAAAAACTTATACTATAACTATAATCACCTAATTTTAATCTAGAAGGACCTCCATTAAAAATTGTTTGTAAATTATATTTTTCATCACTAAATGGTAATTTTAAATTATAGTATGAAGTATCGTTTTTTTTATTATCATTATATTGTCCATATAATTCTTGATATGTACCTATTACTTTATATTCATTTAAATAATATGGACCTTCTCCTCCTAATAAATCATTACCATTTAATTGAATTATAAACTTATATAACATTGGAATAAAAAATACCATACTTACTAATAATATTTCTAATAATAATAATATAAATAGCGTAGGATGTGTTAATTTTAAATCATTTCTAAATTTATCTATAAAAATTACTAATAAGCAAGGAATAAAAAATATAAAATTTTTAATTATACATATAATTAATTTTAATGTATTTAAAATACTATTACTTTCTTTTAAATTTTCAATACCACAAATATCTTTTGAATCATTATTAAAATTAAATAATTTTGCTATGATTGCTAATGTTGTTATAAATATTGTTAAACCTAAAATATTATTTAAGATATTAAATGAATTTTGAAAATTTTGTAATATATAAAATATTATTGCTAATACTATTACTGGTATTAGTAAAATAAATACATAACTAAAAAAATATTTTAAAACATTTAATATAGGAACAAGTAAAGTATTTTGTATATTAGTTTTATCAAATTCATAATCTTCTTTTCCATCTTTTTTAATTTCATTATATAATTTATTTTTAGTTTTACTATAAATTTCAGAACTAATAGCATAATCTTTTTTATATTGATTTCTATGGAAAAGAAAATAATAAATAGTTAAACTTATAGTTAAAATACTCAATGATAATATATATGAAAATTTGTTATCTTTTAAGTTAAATAAATTATAAACATAAATAATATAGTAATATAATAATAAAAAAGCTACTAATAATATTGATATATTCATTTTAAATTTATCACCATTAAACAATGTGTCCAATAATTTTATAAAAAAATTTTTTATAATAGGAATTATATGTTCTAAAAAACTAAAAATAATAGTTAATAAATTTTGAAAAATTTTAGTTAATTCATCAAATATTTTTTGTATATTTTCAAATATAGACATAATATTTACTATAAATATATATATAAAATTTTTAAAAATAAAATATTATATATAAAAATTATTAGTAAAATAATAAGAAAAAATTTACTAAATTATAAATTTTCTAATGCTGTTTTTTTACCATGACATTCTCTACATAATGCTTCTAAATTATTTACATCATTTGAACCTCCATATTCTAATTTAATTTTATGATCTACTTCAAACCATGCAGGTAATTGTTTAGTACAATGTTTACAACACCAATTTTGACTTGCTGCTACATATTTTTTTTTTGTTTCACTTACTGATCTTTTTGTTTTTGTATTTGCTAATAGTGCATTTCTTTGTGCATTAGGTAAATTATTTATAGTATTTATATTTGAATTATTATATGGATTTTTATTGATTAAATTAGTATTATAATTAGAATTTATAGAGTCTCCTAAAGCTTTTCCAGTAAAATCTATAAATGGTGTCACAAAACTTGTTGTTTGTCTATCTATCGGTAAATATTTTATATAACCATGTGCATTATTAAAGAATTCTTTAGCATTTTGCGGAGAACGTTTTAAATAAAAATATACACATAATCCTACAAATCCTATTAATCCCATTTTATAATATTTGCTATATGATTTTAAAAAATGCATAAGTTTTCCTTCAAAATAAATATTTGCTGCAAAAAATATAACTATTGCTCCAATAAATATTTCTAACTTCATAATTAATATATTATTATATTTATTAATTATGATTTTTAGTTAATTTCTCTTTTTATGTGATTTTCTTCTTTTAATAGATTTTATTCTTTTTTTTAATATTCTTTTTTTTGTATTTTTTTTTTGTGTCTTCTTTTTTTTGTGTCGTTTTTTTTTAGTCACGCCAAGTGCTTTACGTGCATCTTGTAATTTTTTATCAAGATCATGTTTATTTTTTTCTACGGGAGTTCTTGCTTTTACATATTCCTCACGACCCTCTTTTATTTTATTTCTAACCTTCACCTCAATATTTTGAAGTTGATTCCTAAGAGATTTTAACTTAAATGTATCTTCTTCTTTCTTTATTAGATCTTTAATATTATCTATTCTATCTTTTAGTTCCTTACGTTCAGACTCCCTTTTATTTCTTAACTCTTTTATTTCAGCATCTCTTTTTGCTCTAACAGCTTGTCGAGTTGCTGTTAGAGCAGCTCTATTAGTATGTTTATCTGTATACATAGCTTGTTTTATATCTTCATGCATTATACTATTAGTGTATATTATATAAATAATTATTTTTTAAAATATAAAAATATTATTAGAGAGATTAATACAAAAACTGTAGAACCAAACACATATTTATGTTTATTATCTTTCTCTTCTTTTTTTTTTACTTCTTTTAATTTGTAATTTTCATAATATTTATTCATTGCATCATAATAAGTTATTTCTGATTTTCCTAAATAAATATTGATTTTATTATGTATAAAATGTATCCATTTAATCATACTCTCTCGTGAATCTAAATAAGGTGTAACAGGATAAGAATCTAAAAATTGAGAGAATGTGCTACCTATTTCGGGATTTGGTATAAATAGTGGAAAGTTTTGAATAAAATCATAATATTTTTTTTTTGATACATCATTAGGTGAAAGAGGATAAGTTAAAGCAATAGTATATAAAAAAAACCAATAATGTGGTCCCCAAATTTCTGGATTCAAAGTCATTATTATTAAATAATATAAAAACATAATAATAATTACATATAGTTTTACATTTATGTATAATAATAAAAAAACAATATTTTGTAATAATTGTGGTAAAATAGGACACTTATTTCATCAATGTAAAGTACCAATTACAAGTATTGGTGTTATTACATTTAGAATAGTAAATGGAACAATAGAAATATTATTAATAAGAAGAAAAGATAGTTTGGCTTTTGTTGATTTTATGCGTGGAAAATATAATTTGGATGATTTAGATTATATAGTTAAAATTATGGAAAGAATGACAATTAATGAACATAAAATGATATTGGATAATGATTTTAAAACATTATGGAATTATTTATGGGGAAATTCTTTAACAAATCAATATAAAAATGAAGAAAAAATGTCACAAATAAAATTTGAAAAATTAAAAAATGGTTATAATTTTAATACTAATTTAATTAATATAAATGATATAATTAATAAATGTAAAATTTCATATAATGAACCTGAATGGGGATTTCCAAAAGGCCGAAGAAATTACCAAGAAAAAGATATTATGTGTGGATTACGAGAATTTGAAGAAGAAACAGGATATTCTAAAGAAAATATAATTATAATTAATAATATTTTACCATTAGATGAAATTTTTACTAGTTCAAATTATAAATCTTATAAACATAAATATTATATTGGTTTATTTAAAAATTTTAAAAATCCAGAAAAATTATTTCAAACCAATGAAATTAGTAAAATAACTTGGGTTAATATAAATGATGCAAAAAATTATATAAGAGATTATAATGTTGAAAAAAAAAATATTATAATTCAATTAAATAATTTATTAAAAACTTATAAAGTATATGTTTAATATATATGAGTGAAGTTAAAATAGAAGAATTAAAAGACACAGATTTAGATTTAAGTGATATAGAACCTTCTTCTGAAGATGAAACTATATCTTCTGATAATGAAGATAATAGTGTTAAAGATTCTTCAGTTAAGTCTGATTCAGATGATGAATTAGAATTTGATGAAGAAAATAAAATAGATAAAAAAATAGATGAATTAGAATTCGATGAAGAAGATCAAGATGAAGAAGAAAAAAAAGAAAAACAAGATCAAGATGAAGAAAAAGAACAACAAAATAAAGATGATTTAAACGAATTTATTAAAAGTAAAAATAAAAAATTAATGAATAGTGTTTTATATGATTTATTTAAAGATAATATTAATAATAATAATTTTGAAGAATATATTTTAGAAAATGAAAAAAATAAATTAAAAACAAAAAAAGATATGCAATATTTTTTAAATGCATTGGAAGTATTAAATAAAAAATCATTTTCAAATAATGAAGATGAATTATTAAAAAATTATAATTATATTTATCCACATTTAGATGATAGTTTATTAAATGTAAAAATATCTCAAAAAAAAGAATTTAGTGAAAATAAATATAATATAGAATTAGATGATGATTTAAATATTGAAGCTAAAGCATATGAATTATGTAATAAAGAATTTGAATTAGCACAGCATCAATTATTTGTTAAAAATTTTATATCATTTTATACACCATATAATAGTTTATTATTATATCATGGTTTAGGAACCGGTAAAACATGTTCAGCGATTGGTATTTCAGAAAATGTAAGAATATATTATAAATTAAATAATATAAATAAAAAAATTATAATAGTTGCATCTCCAAAAGTACGTGAAAATTTTAGATTGCAATTATTCGATGAATCTAAATTAAAATTAGTGAATGATAAATGGGTTATTAATAATTGTGCAGGTAATAATTTATTAAAAGATATAAATATGTTAAATCAAAATGTATCTAAAGAAAAAGTAAAAAATTTAGTTAATAATGTTATTGATACTTATTATGATTTTATAGGTTATATTGAATTAGCAAATATAATAACAAAAGTATCTAATATAGATAGTTTATTAATTGATAAAGAATCTTATAATGAAAAACAAAAAAATATGTTAGTTAAAAATAAATTACAAAAATATTTTGGAGAAAGATTAATAATAATAGATGAAATTCATAATATTCGAGATTCAGATGAAAATAGTAATAAATTAGTTGCATCTCAATTGTACAAATTAGTATCATATGTTGATAATATGAAATTATTATTATTATCTGCTACACCTATATTTAATGATTATAAAGAAATAATATTTTTAACAAATTTATTAAATTTAAATGATAAAAGATCTATTATTGAATTAAATGATGTATTTAACAAAGATGGTACTTTTATTATAAATTCAGATGGTGTTGAAATTGGAAAACAATTATTAATTAGAAAATTAAATGGATATATTAGTTATGTTAAGGGAGATAATCCTTTTATTTTTCCATATAGAATATTACCAAATGATTTTGATATTGTTAAAAGTATAAAAAATTTAGATGAATATCCAATATATGATATTAATGATAATAGAATAGATTCAAAAATAGAAATATTTGATATTTATTTAAATAAAATATCTAGTTATCAAGAAAAAGCATATAAATATATAATAAGTAATTGTGACAAAGAAGATTTAAATTCATATAAATATACAGCATTTTTAAAGCCATTAGAAGCTTTAAATATTGTTTATCCAAACGAAGAATTAGTTAAAATTGAAGATGATAATTATGATGATTTAAAAATAAATATTGAAAATTTAATATCAAAAAATGGTTTAAACAATATAATGTCTCATGAAGAATCAAATAAACCGCCTTCAAGATATAATTATAATTTTAAAAAAAAAGGTGAAGAAAATATTTTTTTAAAAGAAAATATAGAAAAATATAGTACAAAAATATTTAATATTTTAAAAACTATTGAAAATTCAAAAGGTCCTATAATTATATATTCTCAATTTATTGATGGTGGTTTAATACCATTAGCATTGGCATTAGAAGCAAATGGATTTTCACGATTTGGTGATGTAAAAAATTTATTTTGTTCAGAAATTTTTGATAATATTAATAAATTAGATTTAATTAGTAATACTAAAATAAATAAATCTCAGAAAAATATTAATACTAAGTTAGCGAATTATACAATAATTTGTGGTGATAAAAAGTTAACTCCAAATAGTGAAAAAGATATTAAAGCATGTACAGATTTAAATAATAGTAATGGCGAAATAATAAAAGTTATATTAATATCTTCAGCGGGAAGTGAAGGTATAGATTTTAAATTTATTAGACAAATACATATATTGGAACCATGGTATAATATACATCGTATTGAACAAATCATAGGAAGAGGAGTAAGAACATGTAGTCATAAAGATTTACCATTTAAAGAAAGAAATGTAAAAATTTATATGCATTCTACATTATTAAATAATAAATATAGTGAAGCTATTGATTTATTTATATATAGAAAATGTGAATTTAAGATTAAACAAATAAGACAAATAACACGATTAATGAAAGAATTAAGTGTTGATTGTTTTTTAAATAGTTCGCTTAAAAGCTTTTCCGAAGAAAATATTAAAGAAATATTAAAAGATGGAATAAATATTGAATTATCTAATTATGAAAAAATAAATTTTAATCCAGGAGATAAACCAAATAGTGCTATTTGTGATTTTATGGATAATTGTAATTATCAATGTATAAATCAAGAATTATATGAAGAAGAAAATATAAATGATTCTACATATAATATTGATTATTATGAATCACATATTAGTAAAATAACTAATATAATTAAAGACTTATTTAAAGAAAAATATTATTATACAAAATTAGAATTACTTCAATTTTTATCCAAAGATTCTAAATATAGTGCTAATGCAATTAATTTAGCTTTAAATAATATAATAAAGGATTCTAATATAATTATTAAAGATAAATATAGTAATAAAGGATATTTAATAAATATAGATGATTTATATATTTTTCAACCATTAGTTATTAATAATAAAAACAGCTCATTATTTACAAAAACACATCCTATAAGATATAGCAATTCATATAATTATTATAAAATTCCAGAAAAAATAGATGATACTTTATTAAATAAAAAAATTAATTTAGATAAATCTAAAATTAAAATAGTAGATAATTTTGAAGATGATAATAGTTATGATGAAGATATTTTATTGACTGCTAGAAAAAATAATAATGTTGTTTTTAATTATATTATTGAAGAATTAAAAAATATTTTAAATCCAACATCAAAATATATTGAAAGTTTTAATAGTAATAAAGAAAAAATTAAAAATTTAAGTGAATTAATAATTCATTTTAAAACAAAAAAAATAAATATTTTTAACTTTAATGATATTTCACTTAAAACATTTAATATTAATAGTAAAGCACTTAATTATTTAATAGTAAATATTATTCTTGATACATTAACATTTGATGCAAGTAAAGAATTAATTAGTTTTATTTATAATATAAATAAAGAGTTTATTTTCAAAGAATCTATAGAATTAGAAATTTTTGAAATAATAAAAAAATATTATGATGAAAAAATTATTGAAAATGAAAGTAAAACAATTAGAGGATTTATTTTTAGCTATGATACTTTTTCTAATAAATTTAAAAAAATAGTAAATAAAGAAGATAAATATAATTATTATTTATTCGTTTTAAATAAATCAAATGAATTAGAGTTTGGTAAACCAATGGACTATATTGATTTAAATAATATAATTATAAATAAATATAGTAATAAAAAAAATTATGGTAATATTTTAGGATTTATTAAAGTATTTGATCAAGAAACATCTAATAAATTTAGAAATGAATATATATTTAAAATTAAAACTTATAATGAAACAAAAGAAAATTTTAATAGTGGTAAAAATTGTACATCATTTAGTCCATCTATTTTAATGGAATATTATGAAATATTAACAAAAGAAAAGGCTCCTAAAATATCAGTTAATTTATATTGTATATTAATAGAATTAATATTAAGATATTATAATTATACAAATAAAGAAGAAAAATGTTGGTTTGTTAATATTGATGAAACTTTATTAGATAATAAAAATTATAAATAAATATTTTAATTATAAAATTGATTTGTTTAATATAAATATATAAATATATAAATATATAGTAAATATGTGTGATAATAAAAATATATATATAAAACAAATTATTAATGAAAAAATTATATTAAAATTTTCAAATCTAAATAATGATTTAGAAAA